GCCACCAGACCACGCTGCCCAATCCGACCAACTCCACCGACCGGCTGTACCACGTGGCCGTCGAGCTGATGCGCCAGATGTGGCCCGCCCGGCCGGTGCGGCTGGTGGGCGTCAGCGCCGAAAAAACCAGCACCGACAACTTTGAGCAGATGGATCTATTTACCGACACCGCCCGGCTGGACAAACAGGAAAAGCTGGACCGCACCGCCGATGCCCTGCGGAAAAAATTTGGCGGCGCCGTGGTGACCCGGGCCAAGCTTTTGATGGATGACGCAGAGAAGCCGAAAGCGCTTGGCGCGGCGAAAAATAAAGATTGATAGTTTGTGCTTGACCGGCCCTGCCTACCTTGCGGCAGGGCCTTTTTTAACGGCTTCTAGCCGCTATGCGTACTCTTTTGTGACCAAAAAAGGAAACGAAAAAAGTCTCGCTGTTCCGAGGCAGCGAACTCCGGCCAAGGGGCTACTCGCCCCTTGGAACCCCAAAGAGGAGGGTCAGAGAAAAAAATCCTAAAAAATGCAGGAGTGCTGCATTTTTCTTAACGGATTTTTTCCTCTTCCCGCATTGACCCCTCCGGGGCCTAAATCACTCTACTTCCGTAAAATTGGCCCCGGAGGGGCCAGACGGAGAGGGGCGGAAAAGCGTTAAGAAACGTGCAGCACTCCTGCACGTTTTAGCTTTTCCGTCACTCGACCCCCGCTTTGGGGTTCCTAGGGGCGAGTAGCCCCTAGGCCGGGCCTCCCGCGCTATCGGAAGTAGCGGGACCTTTTTCGGTTCCTTTTGGGGTTCCAAAAGGAACACCTAAAAGACATTATGCCGTTTAGACGAGAGAGCGGCCGCAGGGTGGCCGCGAGCGGAAGCCGCCCGCCGCAAGCGAATCAAAGCCCTTCGTCTGCCACAAACTTCTTCGTCTTAACGTCAAACTTGCCCTTCACCTTCACGCCGGTGTAGTGTACATTAAACGGGATCTGATACCCGGTGGTGTCGCCGCCGTAACTGACGACCTCGATGTAGCACTCCTCGCGCACGGCGGGGTAGGTGGTGTCGGCGGTCTCGCCCCACAGCTTCACCTCGACGATGTCGGTCTTCAGGTCGTCGAGCACCAGGTCGCCGTCGATGATCTCCTGCAGCTTTTCAAACAGCGGGTCGCCGGCCTCGGCGTAGTAGGGGCTGACCTCGCCCTGCTTCTGGTAGCCGTCGATGGTGACGGACGTCTGGCCCAGGATGTTGGATTTTTTCTCAACATTGGCGGTCAGTTCAGGGCTGTATTCCTCCAGGTCAGCGCCCAGGCGAACGTAGCTGGGCTTCTCGGAGGAAAAGGCGGCGTTCAGGTAATGCGCCATATATTTACGTTCAATTTTCATACGGGTTCAGGTCCTTTCTTTCATAACCAGGCGCAGCTGCAGCTGGTAGCGCGCATCGGTGGCGGTTGCCGAGGTAATAACCCCGGCATTGCTGGCGGTTAGCTCGGTTACTTCATAGCCGGTTACTTCCGGGTAGTTCTGGGCAGCTGCCTGCCCACGCACCCAGGCCGACAGCCCGGCAAAAAAGTCGGCGGCGGCCAGGTTAGGAGCCAGTGCTGTGCCAAAGGGAAGCTGTGCCTCAAATACCAGGTTGTGTGTAGCAATGTCATCACCAACAATGTTCTGGCGGTGCGATTCTCCGCTTGTGCGCAGAGTATACTCAACCCCGGAGGCTCCCAGATAGTTGGCGTTGAAACGGTTTCTTTTGTCAATCAGCGGGCATTCTTCCCGCAGCCATTTTCGGGTGGCATCCAGTGCGTTCATCTTCCAGGTCTCCCTCCCGCGGCAGCAGCGGCTTCTCGCACCACGTCGTCTTTGTGTTCCGCCATGGTCCTTTCAAACCAGTAAGCGCCCCGGTCAGGGGCGCCCTGGAAATTATACTCAGGATGGTAGAATAACCGCCGGGCATAAGGTGTGGCATATACAAGCAGCCCCTCTCCCACGGCGCTTGCGGTGATAGCGCTGTCTTTCAACATACCTGTGTTAAAGGGCACCTTAGGATCACAGTAGCGCAGCACGGCGACATCAACAACTTTTTGCACCCTGCCGCCGATGGTTAGGCCTCGCCGCTCAAGGATGGCATTCAGGTCGGAAAGATCCAGCTGGGCATCAATTTCCAGTTGCATCAGCTCGCCTCCACATAAATGTGTCCGCCCGTGTGGCCCCGGTTATCGTGAACATCCAGCACCGTAGCGGTTATATCGCCATAGCGCAGAACATCACCCGGCACAGGTAATGCGGCATGGCCGAGCACATTCTCCGGGATGCGGCATTTGAAGATTCGGGCATGATGCAGCCCGGTAGAATCAACAGCCGCACGGTTCTGGCTGTACCAGCTTACGCCTTTAAGCACAGTTTCGGAGCTGGTGTCAGTATCTGTCCCGCCGTCATATGCGGTGTGAACCAGCGTGATGGTTTTGTCGCAGCATACCATCAGAGATCCAGCCCCCTGCACAACAGATTCACGCCCAGGTCAGGGCGGAACAGATACCGGCGGAGCACATCGTCGATTGCGCGGCTTTGTGCTCCGGCGGGGTCTGCCTTGACGGTGTAGGAATACCCGTCAATATTCTCGCTTGCAAGGCCGCCTACAGCCTTTTCGTAACGGTCGAGGATCTCTACAAGCTCGCACTCTGCGAGGCCCAGACAAGGCCGAATTTCGGCCGGTGCGGAGCCTGCACGATGGAGCGTTCTGTAGTTGATGATACTCGCGGCTTTTTCTGCGAGGACCCAGTAACGCGCCTCGTTCAGGGTGCCGCCCTGTTCCTGGTACTGGTCGTAGGTGCTGTACATAGAGATTCCCTCCGGGATCAGGCGGTGTGCTTGCGGACGCGAACCAGCGCCTTGTTGGTGACGCGGTAGCCGGTGTTCATCTCGACCTGTGCCTTGGTGCCGACGAAGTTCTCGGCATCGCGCAGGCGGGCAGCCTCGAAGCTGTCGATGATGGACAGGGCCTTGAAGTTGTACATGATGTAGTCAACCTTGGAGAAGTCTACGGTCTTGAGGGTGCCGGTGTAGTCGTAGTAGGTGCCCTTGGCCTCGGCCAGTGCGGCGCACTCGATGAAAGTCATGCCCAACCACTGGCCCACGCGGCCGGTCAAGGTGATCTGCTCGTTGGTGTTCGGGGTGAACTCGGAACCGGCGATCTTGAGGATCTTCGCGTAATAGTCCGGGGAGCACAGCACAACGTTGGCTGCGCCCTTGGCCTTGACCAGCTCGGCGCGGGTATCGACCGCATCGGCTTTCGGGTTATCAACGGCGGCGGTCGCGGTGGCGGCAGTGCCCTCGTTGATGAGGCAGGCAATGCCGGAGATCTGGCGGCCCTCGCTGCACTCCTGGATGGCGAGGGACAGGTTCTCGTTGCCCAGAGCGATGCCGACCTGTGCTGCCTGCACGTTGTAGATCTTCTTGGATTTTTGGAAGTTGTTGTTCAGCAGGATCTGGATCAGATCGTCGCTGGTCTCCTCGTCGGTGAAGTCGCGACCGGGCTTGCCGGGGGTGACGGCGGAGGTTTTCAGCTTGTGAACATAGATGCCGCCTGCGGGACCTTCCTGGTACTGGTCGGTACAGGTGACACCGGGGACAAAGATGGAATCGTAGAACAGGTTCGGCTCCAAAATATTGGAGTAGCGTTCGTCTACGTTCTGTGCGTTAATGAGAACGCCCATAGATTATCTCTCCTTAGTGATTTTTCTTGTAGAACGGGTTGTTGGCGTAGATCCTATCGAGGGCTTCCTGATCGCTGCCGGCCGGCTGTGCCTTGCCGGTAGAGCCGGTCGTCACGCGGAAACTACCGCGCTGCTGCGTCTGGCCGTCGTCCTTCCCGACGTCGTAGAGGGACGGGTGCGCCTTTTTGGAAGCCTCGATCTGATCGTTCAGGCCGATGACATTCTCGCCGTCGAGCTTGAGCTTAGAGGCATCAAGCGCCATAAAGGCGAGGTCGGGGTCTTTGCAGCCAGCATCCTTGAGGGCACCGATGGCTGCATTTTTCAGGAGAATTGCGTTAACCTTGGCATCCGCCTCGGCCTGGGCGGCATCTGCCTTGGTCTTCCACTCGGGGTCGTATCCGGCAAGCTTCTTGTCGGCTTCTTCCTTGCTGCTTTTCAGCGTGTCGCGCTCGGTGACCAGGGCATCGAACTTGCCTCTGGCAACATACGAGCCGTCGGCCAGGTTGCCGACCTTGATCTCTTTCTGCGCATCGAGCGCGGCCGAGAACTGGTCAAAGTTCAAGGCGGTAGATCCGTCGGCACCGAACAGGGGTTTCAAAAACGAATAGTCGGCCATAGTGGGTCTCCTTTTGCTGGCATCGATTTAGCTTGTAGATCCGGGGCCTCTCCCCGGTGTGCCGCCCCTCTGCTTTAAACCTCCCGAGGGTGGAGGAAATAATAAAAAAGAGCAGGCCTTTTCAGGTCTGCTCATAGCGTAGCATATTATAGGGGGGCTTCTACTGGCGGGTTTACTGCGGGCAAGGGAGAACTTTCCCGGTTTCTTTCAATACGCCGTAGTTTTGGTATCCGACTTGGTAACGTACCGTGTAGAAATAACACTGCTGATCGTCCCCGATGTATTCCGGCGGTGTCTCTTTGGAAATCTTTTTGAGATAGTCGGTGATGATGATTCTCGCTTCGGTCTCCGTCATGGTGCGGCCTCCATTATTTCGGAAATAATGCGTGTATCTGTTGTTATCTGCTTGTCGTCTACGCGAAGAAGCCCAAACTCGCCGTCTACGCCGATTTGCAAATAGCGCAAGGGCTTTGCTTTGGGATTCTGCGCGTCGAAGTAAAGTGTCATGCCGTACTGCTTCTCGGCGTTGTAGACATGCGCGGTTCCGTTGTCCCATGCGACATAGATCATATATCTGGAGCCGTTTTCGGCCTCGGATAATGCCCGCGCCACCTTCTCCGCTGTCGTATAATTCGCCCAGTCAAAGCTGACGGGATTTCCGTTGCGGTCGGTGAAACATTCTGACCCGTATAGAATCAATCTGTTAGTGGGGTCTGTTGGAGCGGCTTTTGCCTGCACATCGTACCCACGGCGGCGCAGCTCATACACAGGGGCGCACCGCTGGCAGTTGTGGGAGTACTCCCACCCTGCGCCGTAGTTCGGGTTTGTACCCTTGGCGGCAGGGCCGGGCGCAAACGGCGCTTTCTTTACCGCGCCGAGGTTATCTGTGATCGGGTCGCCGGTCAGGGCTTGTCGTCCGTTCGTAATTATTGTACCACGTGGCGAACCCGGGAACAAGGCGGATTTTGTCGTATTTGGCGTGGGGTTCGGGCTAAGCTGCTGATTCTGCTTGCCGCCGCGCTCACGGAAATAATCCCGGCGAAGCCCCGTCTGCTGGCAGAGGTCGCGCTGCCGGGCCTGTACCTCCCGGATCTTGGCCTTGACCTCCGAGGCATCCTGCCCGGCTCCTTCAAGCCCGGCCTGCTCCCGTTTGAGGGCGCGAATCTCTCGCTCATTGGCCCGTTGCTTTTGGGAGGCATCGTACAGGCTCATGCGCTGGCCGTTGTACTCTACGGTCTTGGAGTTGATCTCTTTCAGGTCCTCGGCAGAGTAGTTCGGCACCGAGATCCCCTCAAAGAAGGGGGCGAACGAATGGCGGCAGTTCCAGCCGCCCAGGCCGTCGCCCGTACCGTAGCCGGTGGCATCGTAGAAATTCTTGTATTTACGGTTCTTGCCGGAGCGGGAGTAAATCTGCCCCTGCCATTCGGCGTGTGTGGGGCGGGCACCGTAGTGGGCTGATACCTCGACAAGGTCGCACTCGAACTCATCAGCCCGTGCGTCCTGGATCTTGAGCGCGGTCTGATTCACGCCCGTCAAAACGGCCCGGCGGACAGCTACGTCCATGTAGTCCGTGTGACCGGAGCCATACTGCACCACGGCAAGGCCTTTCTTTGCCAGATCCAGAACGGCCCCCTTTACGGCCTGCTGGTAGCTCATGCCGCCGGAGGTGACCTGCATATAGGCGCGGTCGAGCGCTGCCTCGAACTGGCGCGTCGCCGTGTTGGCGGTCGTGCGTGTCAGGTTCTCGAAGGTGCCGAGGGTCTTGCTGTAACCGGCCCAGATCAACGCCTGCAGCGCCGGATTCTGTGCCAGATGGAGCGGATTGTACCCGGCAAGGCGGTAGACCTTGTCATCGGAGGAGAGCGCGGTCGAGCAGCCGGTGTTCAGAATGGCAATGATCTCTTTCTTGCTTTTTCCGGTGGTCTCGGCAAGCCGCTGCACGATGTAGTCCCGCTCGGCGTTGATGGCTTCAAGCCGCTGCAGCTCCCACATGGTGGTATAGCTGGCGAAGTCCATCTCGGAGATCCGGCGGGCCATGTCGGCGATGATGTCCTCCTGGAGCTGGTCGTAGAGCTTGCGCACGGTCGCGGTGTCGGCAATCTGTGCCAGCTGCTCCGGCGTTAGCATGGTTTACTCCTCCATCCCGAACGTGATCCCGGCCTCCGGCTTCGGCATATATTCGGCGGCTTCTTCATCGCTGCACCCGAAATACCAGGCAATGAGCTTTTCCGGTTTTAAATAACCACCATCGACAAGCTGCTTGCGCCGCCCGAACTCGGTGCCCGTGTCCTCAAACACAGAATCGCCGAACGAGACCGACGGGTCAACCTCGCCAGCCGGTGCCAGGTCGCCCAGGGTGGCGTAGACGTTGTAGATGTAGATTACATCTTCCAGCCCCTGCTTGAGGCCGCGGTCTTGAATCGCCTTGATCGTGGAGTAGGTGTCCCGGTCGTCGCTCGTGACCTGGGTCGCCGTCATCTTGCCGGTCTTAACATCGAGGGTGAATGTGCCCTCGGTAAAGCCGCACTGCCGCTCAATAAGGCGCAGCTGCACATCGATGGCTTTCTGGTAGGCTTCGACGCGGATCTCCGGCGTGTAGTCGTCAAAGGGCTGCCCGCCCTCGCCGGTGTCGAGGATGAGATAGAGGTCGGTCGTCAAGTCGGTGTATGGCACCGGGCGGAAATTGGGCGAACCCGGCAGCGTGGCCGATAGCGCATCGGGCGAGACAATCCGCTTGCGCTTGCCGGTGTGAATCTCGTACAGGAACTCGGTGTAGATCCGATCCAGCTCCTCGAAAGCCTCCATCGAGTTTGCGTACATAGAGACCGGGAGCCGCGAGGTATTGTCTACGGTGTTTGCCATGGGCATTTTCAGTATGGCGAACAGCGGGCGGTCGAGACCTTCAATCTTCGTGTCCTCCTCCAGGTCGGCCCACTCTGGGATCAGGTGGTAGTTGAAATTGCCCTTCATCGTGCCGCGGTCATCGTAGTAGGCCTCGTTGTGGATGTAGTAGCCGTCGGCCCGCATATCGTGGAACTCCACGCGGACGACATCTTTGTCGTTATAGGTGGCAAAGTCGGTAAAATAGCAGGCCTCCACCTCTTTGGCGGCATTGATCCGCGTCGGGTAGAAGCGGTCGGCAGTAACGGCATCGCAGAGAATCCGGCCGTTATGGATAAACGGTTTCAGCACGACCTCGCCGCCTGCGGCCGCCGTCTGAACGTTGTTGTGCAGCTCCGGCAGGACGTAGCGGGTGACCTGCTGTTTCACATAATCGGCTCGGGCACCCGTGCCGGTGTTGATCTCCAGCTCCTCGGTGGCAAGGGTGGCCGCAAAGTTGGTGATGAAGATCGCCGCGCGGGTCTTGCTGGCTGGATAACCATCGTGCACGTCCTCACCATACAGCAGCCGATACCAGGCCGTGATCGCATTTGCCATGCGGTCGGAGATTGCCGTGCTCCGGCAATCCTCTGCCGCCGTCCGTTGTGTGTACATTCCGAATAGCCTCCCCAATGTTTGAATCAGTCGGTCAAAAAACATTATGCAACGCTCCTCGCGTATTTCTTGATATCCTTCTCGAAGCTGTACTCGAAGCTGTCGAGGGAGTCGATGTCGCTCGTGCCGTTGTCAAGCCGTTCGTCGTGGTCGAGCTTCTTCTCATTCCAGACGGCGGTTTGCAGTGCCGCGTCCAGGGTCTCGCAATCGTCCAGCACGATGAAGAACCGCCCGGAACTCATAAGCGCCGTGGTCGTGCGGATACGGTCCACGATCTCCCGCTTGAGGGAATCCTTCACCGGAAAGTCGAGCCGGTCTTTCAGGCCGTTCTTGAGCGTCTGCTCGGCGCTGTCGGCGTAAAGTGCCCGGATAGTCCGAGAACCCCGGCAGTAGGTGGCCCGGACATACTGGACGAATTTCTCGACCCACTCATAGAGCTGGATCGGGTTCGTGTCCTTGGCGGGCAGTCTGCGCGATGCAAGGGCCGTTATTTTCGAGTAGTCGTATTTCAGCCCGGTGGCGGTGATGGAGTGCGCGGAGCCGTTGCCGCCAAAGTCAAGGCCGAGCTGGATGTAGTCATAGTCGGCGCAGTGCTCGTCCCGAATCTCGTTGCCGTCGGCATCCAGCGGGGCCAGGTGTACGGTGCAGTCCTCGCGGTGGTCAGAGTAGACGCGGTAGATTGCGCCCTCGGCCACGACCCATAGGCCTAAAATCATGCGCTGGTAGAACACGCCCTCGTAGTCCCGCTTGATCTCCTCGACGTACTCGGGGTCGAGCGTGGTATTATCATCCAACAGGAAGGTATACACGCCGAGGTCAATCGGCTGCGCTGTCTTGGGGCGGTTGATGTAGTTCTTGTACAGCCAGTGCATGGGCGTGTCGGGGTTCGTGGTGGCAATCAGCTTCGCGCCGGGGGCACTTAGGCGGGCCAGCAGCTGGGCGAAGAAGTCCTCGGTAAACAGGGTCAGCTCGTCGCAGTAGGCTCCGTACAGTGTCAGGCCTCGAATCTTGTTCTCGGCCCGCACATCGTTGCAGCCCTCGAAATAGACCGTCCGCCCGAATAGCGTCCCGCGCTTGGCCTTGGCATTGTACTGGAAGTTGCGCCGCCCCACGAGGGCTTGCAAGGGCCGCAGACAGTTTCTGTCGAGTGCCTCGATTGTTTTCCCGGCCATCATGTAAACGCCGTCCTTGGGCCGCGTAGCGACCCAGAACGCCCAAATCACGAGCGAGATCCAGGTCTTGCCGGAGCGTACCGAGCCGGAGAGGATTGTGTAGCGGTGGAGCTTGCCCTCGGCAAACAGCCGGAGGAGTGCTGCCTGCTTTTTGGTGTAGCCGATTCTCACCCGTCACCGCCCCCAATCTCGCGCAGTGCGGCGATCAGATCGTCCAGCGAGCCGGAATCGCTGTCGTCCGCCGTGGTGGTCAGGATGTCCTTGATGGCCTTTGCGCTGGTGGCAATCTGCTGCAGGCCCTTGCGGTCAACAATGGCATTGATGGTCTCGACGTTGACAATCTCCCGGGCTGTTTCGGTCTTGACAGGGCGGCCCTCCTCGTCGTGGGTGGTGGCGCTCGTCTTGACGGTCTCCTTGTATCGCACGGCCTGCTGGTCCAGCTCTTGGAGGGCCTGCTCGGTGCGATCCATGAGCAGATCTGCAATACGCAAAAGGCGGGCAACTCGGCCCGCCTCACCCTCTGCTACGACTTGCGCCGTTTTTTGCGCCGTTTCTGCCGCGATTTTGCTGTGCTGCTCGTCACGGATTTCAACCCACTTTTCGCGCTTTGCCCGGTCCTTGATTGTGTTATACGGGATTCCGTACTTCTCGGCGAGCGCCCGCGTGGAAATGTCGGTCGAGGCATACTCGTTCCGAATAGCGATCCAGTCCCGGACGGCTTTCTTCTTCGGCGCTTTGGCCTTGCTCACAGGGCCCCCGCCTCCAACCATGCGCGGTAGAGCTTCGGCCCCTGGCGGGCAATCCAGTCTACAAGCTCCTCATTTTGCGCGTAGTCGCTCTCGCCGCCAAGACCAGATTCAAAGAAAAAGGCGTGGACGATCTCGTGCCGCAGCGTTTGCTTGCGGATAGCGCCCCAATCCGAGACGTTGACCGGGTCGCTGGGGTCGCGAAGATCCCGCTGCACAACGATCTCGTGGGTGCTCTCGTCGGTGTAGCCCTGGCAGCGGTTCAGCGCCGCGTCGTCCTCCGGGTTGAGGAAGTGGACGGTATATTCTTCGCCCAGTACGGATACAGTGTTCTTGTTCATGGTTTGCCCTCCCTTGCGTTTGTAGGTGGTGCGCAGCAGGCCTTCATGCAGACCAGGCCGTGCATAAACAATAAACCCCCGGCGCGTTTGGCGCCGGGGGCCTGGAAAGAGGAGAACAGAGCAGAAAACGCCTAAAACTACCCTGCTTAGTCAGTGTATCATACGACAGGGGGGTCTCCGCTGGCGGATTTCCAGACGGGGAGCGTTTTTGCGAGGATCTGATAAACGGCACCAACGCGCCGTGCGAGGTGTGACGGATCTATCGGCCAATTGGTGCCATTGGTGCGCAGGGCCACGCTCGGGACAGGCTCCTTCGTGGTGATGGCCTCCCGGAGCGGTACGGCATAAATACCGCCCACGCTCCGAATCACGTCGTCGATGACCTGCCGGGTCTCAGGTGATAGGCGCTTGTAGCTGGTGCAGAGCCAGTAAATGGCGGCCTGGTCTTCCTCAGAGAGCCCGAACCGCGGCCCGGAGTGAAACTTCAATCGTCATCACCTCCATGGGTGTGCTCCATGGCGATGCTGTCCTCCGGCTCCTGCCGGGTGGCGGCCTTGCCGGCCGAGACACCCAGCGCGTAGAACCCGGCAAACATGCAGCCAAGGATGATGTCGCCGAGGATGGTTAAAATCATTTTATCCCTTCCTTTCGCCCAGATGGCAGTACCCGTTATACTGGGTTGCGGCTTCCGGGGCCTCAATATTTTGGCTCCACGTCCGGCAACCGCCAAAGAGGTCGCCCGGGTTTCCTGTCCAGAACTCGCAATCCCTGCACCGTACCACGTCCACCAGGTCGCAGGCCACGCTGGCACCGCGCTGGTTATCGAATTTCAGGTCTTTCATCGTCCAAAACCTCCCGGATCGTAATGGTCGTCTCCGCCGGGCCGGGGTTGGGCTTGGCCCGCACGGTGAGTGAGATGTGTTTGAAACTGTCATCCCGGATGATGCCGCCCTTGGTCAGACCGTCCAGAATGAACTTGCCGGAGTAGTTGTCCGGGTCGCGGCGGCGATTGTCCTGGAACTGATACTCGATCAGCACCTCGGCCCGTTCAAAAGGGCGCTTTGGCCGCCGGGCGCGGGCCTGCCAGGTGACGCGGTCTGTCCAGTCGGCTTTTACGGCGCGGTAGACCTGGACGTTCGTCCGCCCGTTGAACTGGTTCATCGAGGGCGGCACCCCGACGAACACGAGCTTGATCTGCCGCCCGGTCATCGCGTCCTCCAGTTCCGGGCCGGATCGCGGTTGATCTGGACCCGGTGGCCCTTGCTGCGCTCCGCAATGCGGGAGCCGATGGCTTCGTCGATGGCGATCAATTCGTCTAGCAGCTTCTCGGTGGAGATGATCGTGTAAAGCCGCTCGTCGTTGTAGCGGTAGTTCAGCAGCTCAAAGGCGAGATTGAGGTCACCTTGGGTGGGGCGCTCGGCACCCTTGAACAGGTCGTCGATGTAGAGCACCGGCGCGGTTTTCAGATCCCGCATCCGCTCCACGCCCTCCGGCTCGTTCAGCAGAGCCTTGATCCGGGCGCTTTCGTCACGCCACAGCATGTACCGCACGGGATACCGCAGGGAAAGCTCCTGCAGAATGGCTGTGCAGATGTGGGTCTTGCCGCTGCCAACCTGCCCGCCTGCCAGAAACCACCCCGCCGGGGCGGCTGCATAGGCCTTGGCGGCAGCATAGATGCGGCGTTGCCATTCATCATCGGCCTGGTATGTAGCAAAGGTCATCCGCCGTAATGCGGGACCGAGACCGCTTCGATCCAGACGACGGCGGGCTTCCCGGCGGGCCAGGCAGTGGCACGGCACCTGTACGTGGGCGGCCATCTGCTCATCATAGCGGAAATAGTATCCGCGGTTGAGGCAATCCGGGCAGTCGATGCCGTCATCCTTGGTGCCGGGTTCGCTGTTCATCTGGTCTACGAGGTGGCGCTGCCATTCTTCCTCGGTCATCTGGTGCCGGGGCTGTACGCCGGTATCAGACAAAATCCTCTGCAAACTTTGAAGCATTGGTCGCTGTACCTCCTTTCGGGCGCGGGCCGCGGCCATTTGTGCGCTCCCATGTGCGGACGCAAGCCTTCCAGTCCTTTATCGGGGCTTTTCCGCCTTGTTTCCAACCGTTGGTCTCATAGTGGTCGAAGAACTCCTCGGGGTCGACACTATTATTCCGCTCCTTGCAATAGGCACGGACGTCCTCGACGGACTTCGGGCGGGCCTCACGCTGTATAGTGTTCTTACTTGTAGTATTATTACTTGTAATATTATCTGGCCAGTTTTTTGACCGAGGGTCAGCTAAATTATTGGCCGAGGCCTCCGCCAGATTTTTGGCTGACCCCTCGGCTAAATTTTTGACCGAGGGGGTGCTAAGCGGCCGGATTTTTCGCTCGATAACATTGTTGGCCCCATCACGGAGCACCTCGACATCAACATAACCGTAGCGTTTCAAATTCGCAATCCATCCCTTGACGCTTGTAATGCTTACGCCGTACAAATCACAAAAATAAGAGTTTGAGGCGTAGCAATAACCACAAATGTTCGATAATGCGGTAATTTCGGCAAACAGGATTTTCTCGGAAGGCTTGAGGCGCTTGTCATATCGAACGTCAGCTGTCAGAATTGCATAGTAGGCGGGGCGTTCTCGTTCGTTCATGGATTACGCCTCCCTTAAAACGGCAGATCGCCCTCGTCGTCCTCGATCGGCTCGAACTGGACGTTCGGTTCACCGCTGGCGCTGGCATAGCCGCCCTCCGGGTTCCCTTGCTGCGACTTCGGCCCGGCAAAGTTGGCACTGCTGGCAACGATCTCAATCGCCGTTCGGTTGTTGCCGTCCCTGTCCTTGTAGGTGCGGGATTGCAGGCGGCCGTCGAGGACGATCATCTGGCCTTTCTGGAAATATTTGCAGATGAATTCGGCCGTGTGCTCCCACGCGACGACGGAAATCCAGTCCACAAGATTTTTGCCGCTGGCATCCTTGCGCCCGCGATCGCAGGCAATGGTAAAAGAGCACACGCTCTTGCCGGTTGTGGTCTGGCGCATTTCGGGGTCGCGGACGAGGCGACCCTGGATTGCAATTACATTAAGCATTTTCTGTCCTTTCTGTCGGGAGATAGTTCGTCCCGAACTTAGCTATAAAGCCCTCGACCGTATCGCCGGTCTCGTCGAGGTATTTCTGCTCGCCGAGTTCATGCAGCAGCCGCATACGGTCAGGGTTGAAGTGTACGCCGTCCGGCGGTTCGTTGTGGCACCAGTGGCACAAGTCCACAACCAGGCCGTAGCGTTCGGAGAGGGTGCGGTTTGGCCCGCCGAAAATGTGATGCCGCTCGAGGGCAATCACCTTTCCGCACAGGTAGCATCTTCGCATTGCCACAGGCTCAACAGCCTGTCCACCTCCTCCGGGGATTTCGTCTCAATGCCCAGGGCCTCGGCATCCTCGATCAGGTCATCGAGGAGCCGGGCCATCTCGGCGCGGTCGTAAGTACTGGAGCCGTAGTACAGGCAGACATCGTCGTAGTCGCTGCCGGTGCAGTGGCCCAGGGGTTCAGCAAGCCAGCCGATGCCAGAGCGCTGCCAGTGTTCGCAGGTGTAAGCAACAGCGGCGGTTGCAACACGCACAATCTGGAACACACCGACCCGGCGGATCGCCTCGCGGTATACGTCCTCTTTGGTGATGCAGACATTCGAGGTGCTGGTCTCGATGGCAATTTTCTCGCACAAAACCCAGCAGTACGCATTGGCCGACAGGCTGCGATGCTCTCTGAACGGCTTGCAAGCCGCTGTGAAGGGCTTTTTGCCGTTCAGCATATCCAACAGCCTGTACGCGGCGGCCTCGTAGGCGGGCAGAATTTTCAGGCACAGGAACAGCCCCTCCCGTTCACGGGAGAACCGCCCGCCGTTGAATCGAATCTCGATCATAAGCGCCGCCAGCTTTCGCGCAGCTTCTCTGTCCAGGCGGCGGCTGCCTCGGCAGCTTCCCCGGCAGAGGTGAACACCTGAGAGCCGAGCTTATCCTGCCGCACCCAGACCGTGGTGCCATCGGTGCGCTTGAGGAAAATCTCGGCGGGCGGCCCATCATAGCAGGCGCACAGGATGACGGGCCGGACGATGTAGCGGCCCAGGCCGGGATCGCGGTCGCTGACATAGGAGATCATGTACAGGCAGGTGCCGAGCTGAGGACGTTCCATCATGCCTGCGCCTCCTTCTGCGCGGCCTGCTGCTTTTTCCAGCAGGAATAGCACAGACCGTCAAATTTGATTTGTGCCTGCTCCAGGGTGATGGTCTGGCCGTTCTTGAATTGAAGCCCCTGCAGCGGGCGGCCGCACTTGGCGCAGACAGGCTTTTTCGCCTTGGCCTGCTGCTGTGCCGGGGCCGCATCGGTGGTGTACTTGGTGGAATCAGCCTGCCAGTAAATGTCCGCACCCACGCCCAGCGCCTTGGCGGCCACGGAGAGCGCATCGGTAGTTGCCATCTTGTAGCACTCGTCCGAGCAGTTCGGGCCGTTGCGCTCGTTGGCGCAGAACATCGAGCCGCCGGTGCCGGGGATAGCATCCGACCATGCGCCGGTCGTTTTATCGAGAAAATAGAGATTGATGTCCACGAAAGCGGCAATCTCGCCGGTCTTTTCGCAGGGCTGCAGCCATTTTTGGGTGATCTCGTATTTCCAGCCGATGCCGCAGGGGCCGAACACCTCGGTCAGGGCCTTGATTCTCCACATGGGGTTGATCTCGGTCTTGCCCTTGAGCCGTCCGCCGGTGATGGCCCGCTGGGCGTTGTCCGGCACGGCGCGGAACTGCTGGTAAAGCTCGAGGTTTCCCATTCCTGTTGCGTTTTCCATGCTGTTGCCCCCTTACTTGATCTGCAGGTTGAACGATGTCTTGACGGTCGCGCCGGGTACGATGAGCCCGGCCTTGAGCGCAGTTTTCAGCGCGGTCTTGGACAGCTCCGGCTCCTTATACTTGAGGAGATCGTCCTGATTCACGGCCACGCCGTTGATCTCCTCGTGATCGTGGGCCTGAATCCAGAGGACCACGCTCTCCACGTCCGGCACGTCCACGGCCTCGCTGGTGCGGTAGGACAGCACGTTGCGGGCAGTTTCCAGCTTGGCAGGCTTCACGCCCAGCCCGGCGGCCCGCTTGAGCTGTTTGTCCATGTAGGCAACCATGCGGTCGGCCTGGGCTTTCTTGGCCTTGTAGCGGGCAGCCAGAGCATCCGCTTCGGCCTTGATCTCCTTCGCCTCTGCCAGTAGCCCCTTGTAGGCGCAGGCACAATCGTCCAGCTTCTGGGCAAAGTCGCCCGCCAGGGATTCGAGGGTATCGTCGAAGGCCTCCTCCGGCACGTCCCCGGCATCGTAGGCATCCAGGAATTGCTGGATCATATCAGGAATTTCATAAAGTTTCATGGGATAGCTCCTTCATGATGACAGGAATCCACTGCTCGGCCATTGCGGCGGCGATTCCCGGAAATGTTTTGGCACGTGTTTTAGGGTCGCGTTCTTTTCGGCCCTGGAATTTGCGATAGTTTCCATGGGCATCTTTGCAGCCGCCGTTGACATACGGCTCATGGGAGGCAAGGATCTCGGTTGGCTGCAAAGGCGGAAGATTTTTCAGCCATAGGCAGGTGCGTTTGCTGTAGGGGTGTCCGTACTCGTATGGCTGAATTGCCTGTGCATACGGCGGCAAGCCTACAATTTTCATGGGTGTTGGGTTTTCAACAGCAATGTGAGGGATAGAAGCGTTGAAAAATTGGAGAAAGAACGCTTTTGCTTCCATAGCCTTTTGAAAGCGTTCCTGAACAATTTCACCCTTAACACGCATGCGGACGGCACCTGCATTTGTCAGATAGGTGCAGGGGGGGTGAGCAATGAGCAGATCCCATTTGTCTATGTAATGGTGTGTGCCGTCCATTGTCACAACCTGCCCGCCCTCGACAGCCTTTAAGGCATCTCCAAGGATGTGCCATTCCGGGTGTCCGCCGGATGGCTCTTGCAGGTCACAGCTGTATGCCTCAATCCCGCGGGAACGGAACGCGGAGCAGACAGCCTGGCTCTCCTCACAGGCAATTAAAACTTTAGGTGTTGTCACGGCAGTTGGCCCTCACTTCCTGCCCGCATTTCGGACATTTTGATTTGTATCGTCTGCCGACCGTCCCCAGGACGGTGCAGCACGTTGGGCAGATCCAGACACCGGGCCCGGTGAGCGATAGCTGTACGAGCGGTGCCGGGGCTTGGCGAAAGGGTCGTAGTCAGGGTCGCCGGGTTTAATCGGCGGCAACGGCGGTGTCTCCGGTAAGTACATCCTTGGCCCCTCCTTCCTGCTGGTAGTTGTGGATCAGGGTGTCGAGACAGTCCTGCTGCCAGGCCTGGACGGATTTATAGCCCTGTGCGGCGCAGATTTTCGGCAGTAGTTCGGCGGTGGCATTATCCACGCGCAGGCAGATGCGCCGGGTTTTGCGGTGCCGGTCACCTTTGCGGTGGTCAGGCTTGCGAGGGTGAACCGGGACGCGGGCCTCCTCGGGGATCTCGATCACGTCCGGCTGCACCGAGGGGAAAGTAATCTCGTCAAGGGAGTAGATGTCATGCAGCGGGCAATCCAGCACCGAGAGGATCACGCCCATCAGGGGCGGGGTTGGCAGACAGATGCCGCTCTCCATCTTGGAATACAGCGACACATCGACACGGGGTTCGACTTCCTTCATTTTGGCGACGACTTGCGGCTGCGTGAGCCGCCGGTCGAGGCGGGTGTCGCGGAGGTTCACGGCAAATCTCTCCCTTCCACGTCAACGTATTGCAGGCCGAAAATCTTGTGTGCCCGGTATGTGATGGACAGCTCGACGTAATATCGGGTGTAGTTGGGTGAGCTGTCGTCCATACGTTCGCCGGAGCGCTCGATCGGTAGCGACAGGATCTTTGCAAAGAGCCGCACGTTTTGGGGCCCGACGTGGAGCGACGGAAATCCGTCTGGAGCGTAGGAAATGCAGGTGCTTGTGATTTCACTCGGGCGGAGTGCATTATTCAGAATGTAGAGCTGATCGAGGTTGTCAATCACGCGGTCGAGCCATTCTTTCGGCTCAAGCTTCTTGATTTTGGCGTTTTCCATGGTGTTACTCCTCCTCTGCGTTCTGAACGCGGTTTCTCAAGTCGATATATCGGCAGTACATGGCGGAAACATCAAACGCAACAACGATAACGTCCTTTTTTGTTCCTGATCTGAGCAGTGCGTCGAGAATCTTGTCCCGTGCACAAGAGTTGTAAAAAGCTCCCCGAATCAGAGACAGCGCAGCCATAACTTGCTTGGCATCGTACATATTGTTCATAAGCCTGCTCCAATCCTCGGTGAAGTAGGTCAAGTCGTTGTTTAGATCCTCGTCGCTGTCAAACGTGTGCTCACCGTAGCCGTATTCGTTCGCAAACTCGTAGATTTCGTCGTAGGTGTTTTCTCCGACACCGCCTTCGATGTCCTCCCATTCGAGACGTTGAGGTTTAAAAAATGCCATCATTCAGCCCTCCTCGCACAGCGGCATTGCTCCCGGTGCCATGGATTGCAGCTCGTTCTTGATCTCTGCGAGCCGCTTATTCAGTCCGTCGGCCTCGGCCTCCAATGCACAGACACGGGCGGCAGTTTCCGTCATGTCGCGGAACAACTGCAAGCCGCCGATGTCGTACAGCTTCGCGGTGATGCGCTTATCGGCGCAGGCGGGGTGGTAGTTGTACACAGGCTCGACGATTTTGTGATAGTCGTCCTCGGTGATCGAGCGCTTTGCCAGTGCGGTAAACTCGGAATACATCATAGGGCTTTACTCCTCTCTATTGCCCGCCAGCAGCACCCCGGCGGCGTGGTTGGCAATCAGCACGGAGCCAATCAGGTAGGCGGCAGCCGGTGCCCCGGCACCCTCGGCCAGGCTGATGATCGCGGTCATGGCAGTGATGCCGCAGGCCGTGAGGGCCAGTTTTGCGGCCAGCACCTTGCAGGCGCGGCGCATTTGGTGTACAATAAAGACGCGAGGTTGTGCAATTTCGCGCTTTTGGCCGTTCGGGTGCGCCAACACCCGGGCGGCCTCTTTGTTTGTGGGCATAATGTTTCTCCTTTCGTGGTTCAGCAAATCAGGCTTGCGATCTGTTCGACGGTCATGCTGTTGAAACTGCCATAGTGTCGATATACCCAGGCGCGGCTGCGGCCCAGGATCTTTGCAACCTTGGTCGGGCCAAACAGCAGTTCGCCGGGGAACAGTTCGGTGGCGCGGGCGCGTACGCTGGACAGTGTGTCGTGGTACAAAGGCTTTTCGCGGGGCATGAAAGCATCATCTCCTTGTCGAATTTTGCCGGTCCGGACAATGGGACAGGCAAGTTGGTATAATAGTGCTGTAAGAAAATCGAGCGTTCGCTTAAAGCGAATTTCACGACAAAAAAATAAAATCTGCCGGGAAATTATACACAGTTTCGATTTTCTGCACAGTTCCCCATTGTGGGACAGTCTTCCCAGATTCATAGTTCTGCAACGTGGCTACGCTGACACCGAGGGCCTTTGCAGCCTCCTGCTGGCTAAGACCAGCGTTTACTCTGGCAGCAGCAAGCGTGATTTTGGGAAATTTCTGCATCTGCATTTCATGGATCACCTCCGTTTCTGTCTCTTATAATACTCGCTATAAGCGAATTTGTCAAGCTAAAAGCGAAAATATTTTTGTAAAATATTGATTTTGTTTTGCTTTTAGCGTATAATGAGGGCATGAGGAGTTGATTTTATGAGTGACAACGCCAAAATGGTCTTTGCGGATAACCTTAAATCCTATTTGAACGCAAAGGGCCTCACCCAACTGGATCTGGCCAATTATATGGGGTGTTCCAGTTCCACCGTGTCAGATTGGTGCAACGGGCGCAAGTATCCCCGCGTTGATAAAATGCAGCGTATGGCAGATTGGCTGGGTGTTCGGATGTCCGACCTTACCAGTGAGCACGATAAACTCGATGATGCCGATATAGCGTTCTATAACCGTTATAAACAGCTGACCGAGGAAGAAAAAGAAGATATGCGCGACTTCCTCGATCTTGTGGATGCTCGGAGGAAGCGCCGCGAGAAAGGCAACTGATGTTCAGCACTTCGGAATTTTACAGCTATTGCCGCACACACGATGTGGACATTATCCCCTTTGACCGGCTGCCGGCCGAGGCTACAACCGTGCGCTATCATAACGCTTATGCGGTAGGGCTGAATTTTCTAAAATTGAAAACGGTCCGCCAGATGCGCACGGCCATGCTGCACGAATCAGGCCATCTGCACACAGGGGCTTTGCACAAAGTAGACAGCCCTTTTCAATTGGTAGCCCAGAACGAGCATCGCGCCGATGCGGATGCGTTCCGCCGCTGCCTGCCGGCCGAGGAGATCCGCCAGGCCATGCGCCAGGGCTATACCGAACCGTGGCAGCTGGCGGACTACTTCGATCTGGACGAGGACTACATAAAAAAGGCCCTGCACTACTGGACAGAGTGCAGGGGTGTGGACTTTAATTCATAAAGAGGAATATTGCTTTATGCCGAAATGTGTTCGCGTGAGAGGAGTTATGATAGCGAATGAAAACGATTCGTTTCGCTGCTGTAAACTTTTTTCACGTACACGAAAACAAATGATTGATAATATTACTTATAAGTGATATTATATAGAAGGGATGTGGGTACACTGAATGATGCTGCACTTATTGAACTGCTGCGAGAATGTCTGAAAAAGTTCAATGGTTTTGCAATTCCGCATGGCCAATTTATAATTGAGCTTCTTGGTCTTCTGTCACGCAATGGGCAGGAGAAAAAGTTCATTTTACGCTTTGCGGATTATCTTTCACGGTTACAAGAGTATGGGGAAGACGCCATCCAGGGGCGTCATTCTTCTATGGAGCACCTAAACGGTGAGCAATATCTGTGTTCTATGCGTTGTAACTTCTCTGCATCAAATGTCCGCATCCTGTTCGCATATATCAATAATAAAGTGTATCTTCTGTTAGCTTTTTCGGAAAAGAAGGGCCACCGCACAACGGAATATGCCGCCTTTTGCCCAGAAGCAAAACAACGCCTGCAAGATATGCTGAAGGAGGAAGAAGAATGAGCACCAAATGCATCGCCTCGTTTGATGACCTGATTCAGGCCATCGCCAAGCAAATGTCCCCGGTTGAAATCCTGCAAACAAGTATTCGCCTGGAGATCAGCCGTATGATCCGTCAGGCGCGTAAACGCATTGGCATGAGCCAAAAGGAATTCGCCGTCAAAATGGGGGTGACCCAAAGCCTTGTCTCCCGCTGGGAAAGCGGCGAGTGTAACTACACTATTGATACGCTCGCACAAATCTGCCTGGCGCTTGGCCTTACCATGAATTGCCCGCTGGCTTATGAGGAACTTCCTGCCTTTAAGGTGGCCGCAAAGGTTACCAAAGTAGACTGCTGGGATGGGAAAACCGTTTCGGAGGAAACAACCTCAAATGCCGCCGACTTCCTTTTTACTGATACGCCGAATGATGACTATATGGGGGCTGCCTGATGAAAGCAAATGAATTTGCATCCAATTTTCAGTATGAAAACGCTGTTATGACAGAGGGCTCTTTCACTAATAACCTGGTGCAGCCTGGTAACAGTACTAATCTTGATAGCGAGGTGGAAGTCTCTGTTAGCAATATTTATATTGATGAAGAAGCAGCAAAAAAGCTCGGCCGCGTTAAGCTGGAACTGAAAGGCACTTTTTCGGTTATGGATCATCCAGAAGCTAACTGCACCTATCGCTTCGTTTTTAACGGGGAATTTTCTACGGCAAAGGATACCTCGGACGATGACTTTCTCAAGGCACTGTGGTTTAATGGCTCTACAGCTCTGTATGGTATTGCTCGAGCAAAAATCGAAACAATTTCTGCTATGATTATGCAAGCAGGTAAAATTTCTCTGCCAATGATCAATATGGTGGAGCTTGTCAAAGAGCAGCACAAACAAAAGGCGCAGGAAATCTCAGCAAAGTAA